GCTCCTTTGCGAAGGAACACCATTGCCGAGGCGAGTAGGCCAATCGAAGCACAAGGTCTGCTGTTACACGCAAACTTGCCAACAGCAGAGCGTGTCGAGCCTGGCGAAATCAGTTTTCCTGGATGGGATGCAGTCCCTGCTGCAACCGGTTTAGGACACGTATCACTCGGTGAGGACCAGCCTGTCCTGCCTGTCGAGGGGAACAGCGGCGGCGATGAAGCGGCCGTATCAGACTCGGCGCGGGAATAGTTTGGGCCAGTGTGTTTGCTGGTATTGCACACAAAGGGCCCAAACCTGTTCTGGAGAAGCCGTTGACTGTTAGGTGTCTGGATTGGGACGGTGTCCGACCGTCTATCACGGTGCGAGATATGTTGGAGGCGGAGGATCGGCACCGCGGGAAAGAGATGAGTGGCGAGGAATGGGAAAGGGTGCGGGATTGGTTCGCACCCTGGGCAGATTGTACTGGAGAGCGTTCCACGTCCATTAGATGGTGGAAGAATGCCTATGATAAAATAGGGATGCAAGTTAAGAGCAAACCCCACGTGTCCCGTAGGCTCATAGATAGGTGCTTTAATAACCTAAGACACGACAATACCAGTTGGGATGCTTTGTGCGCTAGCTACTCCTACGTTAACGACCAGGAGCGCAAGCACACAATGTTTAACTTGAGATCTGCCATTGATGTGATGATCAAGACATGTGATTTCGGACTCGGGGATGAGAGGGTGCGGTTGGTAAGGGAAGCCTTCTATCAGGCCTCGTCTGGGACGTCGAAGAACGTGCTGGCGGGGTGGATCATTTGGGTCGTAGGGATGCCGTGCGTTGTGGACTTGGCTTGGTTCTACCTGGGGCTTGGACTCTTCCGCATGGACAGGCAGGGTTATATTGAGTGTACCAAAGCTATAACCACTGCCATGCAAAAGACTATGACTGTGCCGCACGGACGGGGATATCGTGATCTTGGCATAGATGAGTTGGCACAAGGCGCCTACATTGCTGAGTTCACAGGGCGAGCCGGCTTCGTCTTCTCATGGGACGTCGATATTGCAGACAGATGCAGGCCCTCGAGCACGATACCGCTATTCTC